TGGGAAGATGTGTTATTCATGACTTTGATGTACTGCAACATGCTAATGGAGGAACAGATCCAATTACGGTTTCTATTTTTGCATGGGCTGAAGACGTCTCCCTTCTTATTCCAACCACTGTTCAAGTTCAATCTGATGACTCTGCTAAGGTCGAAGTTGATGAATTTGGATTCCCAATACCCTTTGAGCTTCAGTCGCAATCTAGTGGCAAAAGGAAGAAGCCTAAACAGGGTAATAATACTACTAGGGATGATGAATTTAAGCAAGATGGACTTATAAGCAAACCTGCATCAGCAATTGCCAAGGCAGCGAATGCTCTTTCCATGATTCCGTATATAGCTCCTTATGCCAAAGCAACAAGTATGGCAGCTGATAAAATAGGAAGCATTGCGAGAATCTTTGGGTATTCACGTCCAGCGGTTTTGTCTGATATTCAACCTTATGTTCCTCGATTTTGTGGTAATTTAGCTAATTCTGATGCACCTGAAACAGTACAAAAATTGTCTGTTGATTCTAAAAATGAGTTAACGGTTGATACTCGTACTATGGGTTTAGGTGGTGCAGATGAATTGACTATACAATCCATTGCTTCGCGCATGACTTTCTGGCGTCAATTTGATTGGCCTGAAGTTGCTACTACTGACACAATGCTCGCTTCTATGTCTGTTCAGCCTTTTTGTGTGGATACCGTCAAAGTTGCACCTGTAACTGAGATACATTCCACTGCATTGGCTTTTGCAGCTTGTCCGTTTGAAGCTTGGCAAGGTAGTATTAAATTTCATTTTAAAGTTGTGTGTTCGGAATATCATCGTGGAAGATTGAGAATTGTGTACAATCCACTTACTAATAATGTCGGTCCAGTTGCGTTTAACCAAGTTTACTCTACTATACTTGACATTTCTAATGAGAGAGAGTTTGACTATGAATGTAAATGGACAGATATTAGAGCATGGAATGCGTGTATGGGAATTTCAAATGCAATCGACATGAATCTTTTTAGCACCACTACTGCTGTTACTGGAGGAACTGCGTATGATAACGGAACTTTATCAGTTTATGTTGTCAATGAACTAGCAACACCCTCCCTAACAAGTGCTGATGTCAAAGTCCAAGTGTGGGTTTCAGCAGGTGATGATTTTGCTGTATCTATTCCTGGACCTGGGCTTTCGCAATTATCTTACTTCCAACAACAGGCGACAATGGAGTCCGCAGATTCTGATCAGGTATTAGCCAAAGTTGCAGATAACTCTAACAACCCTGTTGGAGGTAATCCGATTGAAAGCTATGGTACTACTCATGCTCCTCTCTTACAAGAAGACAATCAATACTTAGTCTATCAAGGAGAACGAATAGTATCTTTCAAAGATTTACTGCGGCGATATCAATACTTCAATTCATACTGGATGGACAAGCCGGGAAGTAGTTTTAGGTACTGGGCATTAGACACAACAGGTATGCC